TTGAATAACCTGGTCTTACAGTTCTTTTAGGATAAGTTTGTGGAGGACATACACCATTAGTACAATTACCAAAAGTTTCTACATAATCTGTCGTAAAAGAAGTAAGTAATAACTTCATACAAATTCTGTCAGATCTTTCTCCTGAAAGAAGTGATATAGTTTGTACTACACCATTACAATCTACATAGTCATAGTTATGTGCTACTGAATCATGGTTTTTAATTCTTTTGCAAACACATGGAAAACTATTAAGACATGTTAAACATGATACAAATTCATTTACTATATCTCCTAATACTCCTGCGCCTACACTTGTTTGAGAAACAGATACTGTCCAACAAGTAGTAGGACACCATTCTAATATGATTGTACTACCAACATAATCTGAAAGATCTGTTGATGTAATTATATCAGCTTCCGTATCTGTACAGTCTGTAAGTCTATAATAAATAGCTTTACAAGCTTCACAATCATCAAAAAATTCTGTAACTGTAATTGGAGCATCAGAAGGAATAGGTCCATTTACTTCATAAACAATCCAACATCCAGGACATTCTGCTTCTCTCTGAACAACTTTACCTACATATTCACTAAGATCTGTTGATGTATAAACAATTGTATCTGTGTCATCACAGTTTACTAGTTTATAATTTGGATCTGGATTACATTCCCTACAAGTATCATAGGCCTGTAATACTACTACATCTATAGCACAATCACAACTTACTACATCAGTTACTTCCCAACAGTTAGTATAACCTTCTATAATAACTACTTGACCTAATGTAGCAAAAGGTGATAAAGATTGTGCTGTTGTAAAAATAGATTCTTGTAGACCTTCACAGTCTGTAAGTTCATAACAATCTCCTGGACATTGACCATTTATACAATCTCCATGAGAAACAGTTTGTAATACAGGACTTGTAAAAGGATAAGTTAAAGCACAGTCTTTCCAATATCCATTAACTGTTGTAACTACTTCATTACCATTACAATCAATATAATTTAGTTTTCCTGTACCAAATATTTCATAACAAGTACATTCACAAGTATTGCAAGCTGCGCCAGCTGTAGTAACAACAACAGCGTTGCTACAACTACTAGCTTCTACAACATAGAAACAACTATATCCAAAATCTGCTTCAACTTGAATTGAAATAGATGTACCTACATATGCAGATAAATCATTAGAAACTGTTATTGGAGGATAACTTCCATCACAAGAATATATTGTATAACATATAGCCTCACATTCTGGACAGAAATCTTCTGCAGCATCTTCACAAGTAGACTCATAATTAGTTATACTATCAAAAGTAAAATTACCAGGTGTACCTGTTGGCACCATAGGTAAATCACCATAGTTTGATTCTGTAATTGGTCCACCATCATTAGCAGTTCCTCTAAATACTTTATAGCACTGATTAGTTAATCTATAAGTAGCTCCAGTAGTTGGGTCATAACCAACGGCACCAGATCCCACATAAATATTAATACCTTGTGAAACTTCGGCTACCTCTTCACTATTAAAAGCAAAGTATAACGTATTACCTCCGCAACAAGGTTCAAATGCATAATATGCTGTAGATGCTGATGGTGTCATTAATTATCTATTTATTTTATATCTATCTTTTCCCCAAACTTGATTATTCTGAGATACAGTTGCTGCAGTATTTCTTTGTGTTAAGTTAGCTTCATATGAAGTAACGCAACTAGAACATACAGATTTGCCATCAACCGCTGTTCTCTTTTGACAGCCACAAGAAAGATTTTTTTTACAATTGGAACAAGTTGCCATATTTTGTTGGTTTTAAAATTTTAGCAATTTACACAATCTAATTTATTTAAAAGCTTAAGAGCATAGTTATATAATGACATTCCCTTCTGAGGCTCATGGCAAAATTCAACTTTAGCTTTAGCAGCTTCTAAATACATTTTGATTAAGCCTAATTGCTCAAGTTTTTGTTTTGTTTTAAATGGTGGATCACATGCATTTACATCCACCTCACAAAGTGTTTTGTAATATCTATTTAAAGCATAACTGATTCTCATATGATTATATTCTACATATACCTGATCATTAGGAGAAACACTATACTTAATTATATAAATACCATCCGGAAGATCTGCATACTGACTACCACAGTTAACAGTTTGTAATTGTAAATCACAAGCAGTTAATGTAATATGTCCGCTATTTACAAACTCTGTCATCTGAGTTCCTTCAAGTTGATTAGAGTAATTAAAGCCAGGTACCGTCACATTTAATGTAGGACAAACAACAACTGGAAACAAATCAGAATATACACTAGTATCCATAATCTTAAGGATACAGGTATTCATGACTGTTGGAACTTCTAAACTTAATACGTGATTAGCCATAGGTATTTTTAATAAAAAAGGGAAGAGGAGTCTAAGCTCTCTCTCCCCTTTCTAGTTTAATTAGATTTTTTAATTAAGCTGGTCTTGTCGCTCCTACTACAGGTACACAAGCCGTAGGGCAAGCGAATGTAGTAAGATCAGAACAGTTGTTACCACAAGCATCTAACCAGTTGTTTACAAAGTTTGCAAACAACTCACCGTTAGCACCATCGTTAGGGTTAACAGTAGATTGAACAACTACTTCAAGCAAGTATTGATCATTGTCAAATGTGCTAGATGGGTTGTTAAATCTTGGAACATTGTGTTGCAAGTAGAATGCGTTGTAACGTGATGGAGATGCAGCAGTACCTCTACCAAAGTTAGGAATACCAAATACATCAATACCTTGAGTAATCTCACGGATACGGAGGTCAGTTGCAAAGAAGTTTTGTCTGTAAGACTCTGACAAAATCAAGTCTCTCATGTATGTTTCACCATAACCATTACCTTGTCTTCCTTGACATTCTGTAAGAACACAGATACCGTCAAATGTACATGGGTCACCATTAAGATCTACTTCAGAAGCATAAATTCTAACCGGCTCTACTTCATAGAAGTCAGATACTTGGAAGGTACAGTCACCAAACTTAGTATCAACATAAGCACCATTAAGAATGAGACCTGCAGTGTAACCAGCTACATAAGCAACGGATGTAAATTGATCAAGCGTACCACCAAGAGTCCAACCAGCTGGAGCAGTTACAGTAGCACCAGCAGGGTACCATAATTGCTTAGTAGCACCTCTTACAGTTGCAACAACTGGGAGTACAAATGGAGAAATCAATGGAGAGTTAGTAATTTGTTTAGCCCACTCAATCATTACAATTCCTGGATCAACCGGAGTTGGTGCAATAGCGCCATCAGGACAGCAACCAGTGTATGCAGATACAGTCAAGTATGCATTGTGATCTAATAATCTTAGTGCAGGAGAACCTTTAATATCCAAACGGAGATCATAAGTTTCACCACATAAGAATGTTTTAGCACAATCAGCTACTGGAAGAGTAGCGTTAGTAATTGTAAAAGATGGAACAGTAAGAACACCAGCACCATCATAACCAAGAATATATGCTAAACCTGCAACAGATGCGCCCGCAGTAGCGTTCTGGCTAATTCTATAAGTACCAAGACCAGTTGCTGGATCAATAGCAATGATTTCTTCAATTACTGATCCATTAGGAACACCAGTCATACCATAAATAGTTTGACCTACTTGTGGAAAAAGTGTATTTGCAGTAATTGCAGTTACATCAAGAATGTCACTACCATTAACAGTTGTAGCTGTAAATCCAGAATAACCAGCGTTTACAGTAGTTGCACCAGTAGCAAAACCAGTACCACCGTTTGTAATTACAACATTAGTTACAACACCACCTACTACAGTAATAGTAGCTTCGGCACCGTAAGGAGTAGCCGCAAGTGGATTAACAAGAAGTGGAACATCTGTGTAAACACCATCAAGAATGTTAGCACCAGCACCAGCAATAGCAATTGTAGTTCCAGAAGCATCATCAGTATAAGGAGTTACACCTACGTGAACAATATTGTTCTGAGGAGCACAACCAGTAGAGAACCAGAATTTGCTTACATACTTAGGATTAATTTCTTTTGATTTGTTAGTCTCTAAATAACCACCAGCAAAAGGACCAATTTTATCATTTTGATAAATTGAACCGCCAGCAAGTACAAGTGGACAACATTTGTTTGGAGTTCCAGCAGTTGGCTGTACAATCCAAGATTTTGCATCAACAAAACAAACTTGACCTTTTGCAGGAATGTTACCTGGGGTACCAAGTTGGCCACCAGCTAATCCTGTAAAAGGAGTATTGTTAGTTGCAATGAAAACCTTTTTAAAGGCATGATTAAAATAACTCATTGTTTCTAATTTAATTTATAAATATATACTATAATATAGTGAAAGTTTTTGAACTTTCAAAATTATTTTAAGAAAAGTAATTTGTACTTAGTTGAATTGATTGAGTCTTTAACAAGATCAAGATTATTCACAATCTCAGAGTATGGCATCATAGCCTGAAGTTTGTTGATTGAATTATATAGATCTCTTAAATAACCTACAGCGTCTGCAGTAGTATCTAAAGTTCTAATAGGCATATTAGTATAGTTAAGAAGTTTTTCTGCTACACCTTGATAACCTTCTATAAGAGTATCAGCATGACCATGAAGTCCTTCATAAAATTCTCCTAATGCTTTATGAGCAGCAAAAGAACCATCGCCGGTAACTCTTAAGTGAAGTCTATGAAAACTAATTGCAGCATTCATCATTTCTGTAGCACATGCTGCTGTCATAGTATCTAATGAACTTCCACCCACACCAGCATCTGGAGTAGGTTCCGGTTTAGCTGGTTCACTCTTAGGTTGAGTAACAACAGGTTGTGGTCTACTAAGTGTTTTAGTAGACTCTGGATTTCTTTTTAACATTCTTTTTGCTTCCATGATTAGTTGTTACGTTCTGCTGTTTCTGTACCTCTAGAGAATTGATTGCCTGATTCTATATCTCCCGCAAGAATACTTACAGCTTCATCAATTATTACTTCTATAATATCATCTTTAAATTCAGATTCTACATTTATTGTAGATTCAATCCCTGTATAAGGATCTACACAACCTTGAATCTGAATTTGAATAGGTTGTCTATAATATATTAAATTGGCATTTTGAATTTCAAATTTGCCATCTGTATAAATATGAGTAGTGTTTCCAATAAGAGTTGCAAATGTTTCTGCCCATTCAAAGTTAGGCTGTTTAGCTTTATCTCTTAAAAGAACATTAAGGTCTCCCTCTTGAGCAAGATATACTGTCATTCTTCTTTTCTCACAACAATCTTGTTTTGCATATACATCAACTCTTTTCCACTGAAGATATTCTTGAGGAAGTTTACCTGAATAATAATATTGCTCATTAATAAGAGAAAGAGCTTCAGTAGTAAGTAAAACTTGAAGATCATCTTTTCTTCTAGTTGAACCTTCATCACCTTCTTTAACAATGTTAATACCGTGCAACTGTCTTCTAGTCCACTCAACTTGTGCTTTATTAAATGCCTCAACTATTTGCCAACATTCAATGTTGTCATAGTCCTGGCTATCTAATTTATTTAGCCGTTGTTTGATCTTTATTTCAATTGTACTATTTAACATCTAGTTTTATTTTTTACGCATTTTACCAAGAGTAATAGCAAGTCTAGCTCTTTGACCAAGCTTACCACCTTTCTTAGCTGCTGCTGCTAATTTAGCTTTAGGAATAGTTTCACCTTTTTTAACACCAAGTTGTTCTCTAAGAGCTCCTGGCTTTTTAATAGCACCTTGAATCCAGTTACCACCTTCTTTCATTTTTTTAGGAACAGGTGTATATTTACTTACTGACTTTACCGGCATAGGTTTTTTAACTGGTGTAGCAGTCATACCAGGTTTCATAGGTTTTAATTTAGCAGGTGCTTTCATAATTATTTCTTTTTGATAGAACCACCCTTTTTAGCCATCATTGGTTTTGTACTAGGCTTAGTATTTTTGCTCTTAGGAACTGGTCTTGAATTTACAGTAACCTTTCCTGTGTTAGGAGATTTTGGAGTTGTTCCACCCATTTGCATTTTTGCACCTGCAATTCTATCAGCAGCAGTGGGTTTAGGATTATTATCTACACCAGCTTTTACTGAAAGCATTCCAAAAGAAGATCCTCCTTTTGCATATTTTTTCTTAATAGCTCCACCTTTCTTCATAGTATCAACACCTTGATAGTTAGGACCAGTAGGACCAGTTTGTGGAATACCATATATTTGACCTTTAGGTGCAGCTTTACCAACAGTAGTTTTCATTGAACCACCTTTAGCCATTTTTGTTTTTGTGGAACCTCCACATTTAGCACACATTACTTTTTTCATAATATCTTTTTTAACAGTTCCATTTTTTTCTTGCTAATCTTAATCTACTATTTGGATCTTTAGCTGCTTTTGGAAAATTAGCCATTTGCCCTGCGGATCTAGCACAAAAAGACTTACGTCTCTTTGCAGCTTTACTATCTGGATTAAGTTTTGATGGTTTAGTAGTTACAGCCATCTTAAGTTTGCTTCCGGGATTAGCAGCTCTATAACTTGCAACACCTTTAGCATTGAGACCTCCTGTCTTATTCTTACCTTCTGATCTTTGCCATGCTGGAGACTTTGCCATGTTATGCTTTTTTAACTCTTCTACCCATTCCTACTCTAGACTTCTCAGCTTTCTTAGCAGCTAGTTTAGATGGTGTTAATTCATACTTTGTTTTAGGTGTATCCTTAGATACTTTTCTTGTTGGCCGGCAGTATTCATTTTTACCACCGGCACCACAAGCTTTTCCAGATTTTGTATCTTGCCACTTCTCTGCTTGCCATCTTTTAAGATCACTACCAGCTTTAGTCTTCCTAACATTACCAGAACCTTTACGGCACTTAGCAATAGCTTGAGAAGCCCTAGCTGAAGGAAACACAGCATACTGTGCTTTTACTTTAGAATAACACGCATCCTTTGGCATTATTTCTTGCGCATTACCATACCATATTTAGCTTTTGGTACAGCAGTTTTAGGTGCTTTAGAAATACCTCCAGTTTTACCTGTTGCTTTTTTAGCTGCAGATTTTGGTTCAGCAGATTTAGCAGGTCTTCCTGAAGCAACTTTAGATGCTTGTACAGATGCATTTGGATTTACCATGCCACCTGTTTTATATGACATTTTTTTCATTTTATATTAAGTTAATTGTTCCAAAATTTCTCACAGGCTTTGTTGAGATCTGTTAGAACATCCTCATTAAGTGGGTTCTTTAAATGCTCAATTACATCTGATACATTTCTTCCTAACATAACATTAGTTTTAACATGATAGATATAACCGTCAGCCTTATTAATAATATACTTAAAAAATATGGAATCTCTTACAATTGATTTAATTTTAAGCGTTTCCATATCCATATTCACAGCTTCAAGGAAAGATTTAGCTGCTCTTTCTTTGTTGCTTTCTACGCCTTCACCATTAATAAATAAGTCCATGTTTTCATACATAACATCATTAGGTGTTGACTTTCTATATTGTGTACTGTTACCATCTACTACTTTAGCTACATAGAATAACTTAGTACTGTTTTTGTCAAATAATTTCTGAAGTTCAGCCAATGCTTTGTTACGCATTTTCTTGTATTCAGTTCTTGCAATAACTGTCTGTTCTTGTTTGTCTAAGTAAAACTTAGGAGGAACAGCTCTTGATCTTGCATCATCAAAACTTTTTGCTACAATAGAAAATCCTCCAGCTTCAATTGCATGAAGTTTAATTCTATCATATGGATCAGTAGGATCTAAGAATACAGGTTCATTACCACAAGCTAAACTGATTCTATTCCAAAAATCTTTATTATCAGGCTTAAGTAATTTTACTTTATTCCAGAACTGTGGATCCTCAATATCTAGAACATTAGCTGCCAACTCTGTTTCAAGTTCTGCAATAGCTGTTCTAATTTCTTTTACTCTTGCTTCTTTGTCTTCACCTTTTAAAAGTTTAACTTCTGGTGCAAATTCATTTAGACCAGTAAGATATCTAATAACTCCATTTTGCTCAAGACAAGCAAGTTGTTCAAAGTGCTTAACTCCGTCATACAGAGATAAGCCATAATTTTCTAGTCCCATATTAGAGACTGCATTGTCAAAGAACGGTCTTACAGCAATTGCTGTTTTCTTTACGGTACCATGACCGGTTTCTACCATTGTAAAATTTTCCATGTTTTGTTGGTTTTATTATTTGTTGGTTAAATATAAAGAAAAAAAGGGAGGAGTTTCCCCCTCCCTTATTTCTAGTTTAGATTAGAATGATCCACCAGTGATTGGGTTTCTCATAACAATTTTCAAAACTTTAGTTGGGTCTTTAACCCAGATAGCTGGCATTGTTTGGCTCATCATTACACGGTAACCATTGAACTGACCAGAAGACTGGAAGCCTTGGCTACGTCCCATGTAGTCCATAGTACCATTTTGATACCACCATTTCAATTGATTATCCCAAGACAATTTCAACAAGAAGATGTTGTCATTAGTATTATCAGTGATATCAAAGATAATGAATGAGTAAGAAGATAATGGGAAACCATCAATGATTGGGTTCTCAATATCATTTGTATGAACGTTGTCAAATGCTGGGTTCAATACAAACTTAACGTTAGCCAAGAATGGGATAACATAAGAAGTATAAGCAAAACCAAAGTTCAAGTCCATACCTTTACCAGTGATTGCACCGATGTCAGCAGCTTGGATAAGAAGACCAGAAGAGATAGCCTCTTGTTTAATAGCCTCATTAACCATACGCATACCACCCATACCAGTTTGTACAACTAGGCTACGTTTTGGATCTGGTCCTTGGAACTCAACTTTACCATTGAAGAAGTTGTAGATCTCAGAACGGAACAAGTCAAGTGTGAAGTTATTTTTGTTGTATACTCTTTTGAATGAGTTATCCAACTGCTTCCAAAGACCCACAGACAATCTAACATCATCTGGACCATCTTGACGTACTCTACCACCGTGACCCCACATAAGGTAAGTCTCAATGTCAATTGCAATTTTGCTCAAGTGAGCAGCTTCCATATTAGTCAAGAATGTACGTGACAAGTTACCATTGTCAAATGCTTTTTTAACAGCATCTTTACCCATAGTCTTAACCATATCCTCTAAAGAGTTGATTGATGGATCCATGGTTTTGTCAAAGTTTCTCCAGATCTCAGTTACAGGAACTGTACCATCTGCATTCATACCACCTTTGATCATCAAGTCAGCACGGCTAGAGATAGAGTAGTGAACGTGAGCTTCTGCACCACCTACGTAGTTGTAGAATTCACGGAAACCAGCATTGGTAATGATGTCAGAGAATCTTTCACCATACTCACCACGTGCAGAACCTTTACGGAATACTTTAGTACCATTAGCCAAGTACTTGTTATCCATGTACTTGTAGTTGTCATTGTTTACCAACTGTACAGTATAGATAAAGCCATCACCAATAGGAAGAATATCTTCTGCAGTAATGTACATCTCAACACCATTGTATTTGTCATAAGTGATGATATCACCATGTCCAAATTCTCTTTTGTTGAGTTTGATACGGAAAGTAGTACCTTCAATACCTTTGAACTCATTGTCTGGTTCAATATCCTCAATGATGTAAGGTAGGTCAATAGATACAGGAGTCTGCCATCTATATTCCCCACGTGCGTTATCTACCATGATAACGTTCTTTCCACCAAATGATGACATTTGATAAAGAGGCATTTCTACTTTTTGGGACATAGCCCAAAGATCCACTGGACCTAAATCCATTGGCTCTGCATCTTTCAGCATATTCACCAGGTGGTAAGAATCCACATGGGAACTTGCGTTGTAAGCGGTATCCCTAAGGAATATACCATTGTTTAAAACTGGAGTTGCCATTTTATATTTATTTATTTATTTGTTACTAATTAAAATCTCTTGAACAAATTATTTGGTCTAGAGAGTGTTCTTTGTTGTGATTTTTGAGCTCTTCTTGTATTATCCTCATCTACAATAGTAGATGAACTAATCTTTCTACCTTCTTCTGTTTTTAATTTTCTTACAGTTTCTTCAACTGTTTTCTTTGAACCTTGTTCTTTAATCTTGCCTTTATATCCATCTGGATCTGCAAGTAACCATAATGCTTCTGCAATAAGATCATGTCTTGGTTCTACAAACTGATACTTTTCTAATAAGTGACCTAACATGTTAGTAGGCTTACCTGAGATAGAAGGATAGTTAGGTTGAACTAATCCGGAATATAATAAGCTTTGTACTTTTCTATCAAGTTTAATTCCTGCAAGTTCTCCTTTTGATAAAGTATTGTATACATTATCTGTATACATTTTTGCTTGTTTAGCTTGTTGCTCTTTCTTGTGTTCTTGTTCAGCTAACTGTCTTGCAATAATTTCTTCTTGCATTGCATCTAACTTAGGCTTAAACTGATTTGCTTTTTGCTCAAGTTTACCAAGATCAGACCAGTCATTAATTTCTGATTCAATTTCTTCAGGAGTACCAAACTGAGTAGCATATAAATATTGTCTTGCAATTTCTGCTTGATCATACTCATTTGATGGATCTAATTGAACTACTTCTTCAACATGAGCAAGAGTTCTAAATAAAGATTTAAGATCTGTCCCACCGTCTGCTACGTATTTAGCAGCAATCTGAAGTTCTTCTGGAAGAGATTGAAAAAACTCTTTTGGAGTATCTTGTCTAATCTTGTTTTCTCTTTCTTGGAAGTTAGCTTCAAATAATTCTCTAAAGTCTTTAGTAGTGTATTCTTCTAATGGTTTGTCATCATCAAAAGGAATAAGACTACCTTCTTCAATCATTTTCATTGCTAACTCAGAAAGACCAGACTTATCTACTTTTGGTCTTCCCTTATTTCCAGTTTCCTCTTCTTGAGTAATCATATCATCAAGCTGAGCAATTGCTTCATCAACATCTGCTACAGAACCTTTGTTGTTATCATCACTAGTATCAGTACCTGCTTTAGATGCAGGTTTGTCAAGGAACGTTGTGTCTACATCTTTTGGTTTAGAAAAGACTGACGTTTGTTTATTATCATCTGAATTATCTGATGGAAGCATTACACTTTCTGCACCAGGCATTCCAAATAATTCATCAATGTTTACATCTACTTGACCTACCGTTGTAGAGTCTAGTACCTGATCTTCAGGTTTTTTGTTGGTTTCTTCCATTACTGTTGGTTTTGGTTATACTTTAATATACAAAATAAACTTCAAATATTTAAAACAGTGGAAACAATTTTTTGGACTATATGGCTAAAAGACTATTTCTTCTTTTCTGTTTTATTATCAAATTTATTTTTATTCTCTCTTGCAATCTGTAATTGCTTATCAGCTATCTCTCTTTGGACATTTAATTTTTCTCTTTCAATATCCATTTTCTGAGATTGTCTTGCATTCTCATTGACTTGTTTTTCTCTTTGAAGTGATGTTTGTTCTTGATACTGTTCTGATGCTTTAATTTCTTTCATAGCATCTACGTAGTCTGACTGCTCATTCTTATTGACATCTACCATAGAACCATAACCTGCTGATTTAATTTCAGCAATGAGAATATCTCTTTGACGGTTTTTCTCAGCTTCAGCCATTTCAAAGTCTCTCTTAAGTTTTTCTTCTTGAGCTTTAGCTTGAAGTTGTTGTTCCTGCATTTGTTGTTGCTGTTGCATTTCTTGTTGCTTCTGTTGCTCTTGTTTTTGTTCAGAATCTTTAAGAGCATTGTTCAACTCAGAGATAGATTCAGACTGTACAACTTTACCAAGATCATAGATAGAAGCACCAGTAGTATTATTCTGCATAGCCATTTGTTTTAACTGCTCAAGAACAGCTCTATGGTTTGCAGTAGTACTAGCAAAGATATTAAGGTCTCTCATTAACAAGTCAGTACCTTCTATTTCAAAGTTTACTTTTTCATCTGCTGTAGTAATATAAGATAGTCTTGCAGATGGTTTAGTAGAGTTATAGTATTGAGCTAGGTCTGTACGCATTTGGTGGACTCTAGGCATCAGATAATCACAGTGCTGGATAAAGTATATCTCTGTCTGTGCGTAAGAGGCTGCCATGGCTTGTTCTACACCTGTAGCAGTTGTTTGAGAAAGTTGTTGACCCATTCTTTGTGGGTTAACCCCTATCACTTCATATGCTTGTTGTTTGAAATAGTTAGCAAGTTGAATTCTTGACATGAGTCTGTTTGTTTGCTCAAGATCAAGTTTCTGAAAATGCTGGAAGTTTAATGCGTTTTCTGTATTTGTAATTGATGTATCAAGAGGAAGAATCTGGAAGTTCTTCATTGCAACATATGCATTAGCATAGTTACCCTTACCCCAGTCTTCACCAAGTGAATGTTTAGGTAAAGTATTTTGATCTAACATAATTACAGTACCAAGTTCATCTACTAGGATATCTGCAATCTGATTGTTTACAATATTGTATCCAATCTGGTATGGTTTCATTAAGTCAATAAGAGCAGTAGACTTAGTATTTCTATCTGAGAATACGGCACCTTCTACTGGAAGTTTACAACCATACAAAGATGCATCACCTTTAAATTGGAATTTAAGTGGACCAATATGGTTTTTACCAACACCAATATAAATAGGACTAAAGCCACCAGGATTATTCATACCCCAGAATGATGGAAGGTTTGGTCCAATCTTTACACCACCCCATGTTTCATTAATCCAGATCCAGTCAATATGCTCACCTAAAATTAAATTCTCTTTATTTTTATTTTTAAAGAGTCTAGTATCATAGACAGGTTTTTCTGTAATCTTATAATCTTCTGTAACAATTTCATTAAGTACTTCTCCTTCTTCAGTAATCTTTGTAAGGTGTCCTACTTTACGTTGAGATTTCCAATATGCAGTAGTTACTCTTAATAAATATGCAGTACCTTGGTCATAGTAATCTTCTCCTTGAGAAAGAATTTGATTTATAATATCTCCGCCATCAGTAATAGAATTAGCTACAGCAGAAGTATATTGTCTGTATGCAAGTGAAGGCATATTAGTGTTCCACTCATGAGACTTAGTTGCATCATAGAATGAACCATCATTTTGTAATCCACCAATATTATAACCTGCAGATCTAATTGGATAAATAGCTTCAAGTGCTTCTAACTGTTCTTCTGTCATAATGTATCCAAACTTATCAATGACATCAGCAACAGTAAGCATATCTACTTTACCTACCCAGTTACCTTGAGAAATATATCTTGCATCTGGAGATTTATGATAGAATGTAATTGCTGGATTCCAAAGTTCTACATCATAGTCATCTTCCATCATGTGGAAATGCCAGAATTCTCTATCTGTAATTAATGAATCTCTAAAGCCTCTTTCTTCTAACTCATCCATACGGAATCTTTCCACATCTACTTTGTGTTGATGTGAAGCCCATTGTTCTACCATAGATCTATAATCCTTCTTGAAGAAAGACTCAATCTCAGGTAGTGTTTTTAAATTTTCTGGACTTATTTGTTCTTGTGCTTCTGGAGAATCTGGATCCATACCAGCCTCTAACATAGCAGAAACAATTTTCATTTGAGCATTAGACATAAGAGTTTCCTCTACCATCTTTCTTTTTTGCTCCATCATCTCATTATATGAGAATTCATCTACAGCTCTATATGTGAGTTTGGTAGTTCTTTTTGCAAATTCAGCTACTAGAACATTAATAACATTTGGAATAATAGGGTAGAACTTAAGCTCTAATGCAGTAGGATCTTCTTTTGTTAAAAGTTCTACTACATCTCTGTACTCATTATTTTCTTCAATTATATAGTCACCTTTATCAATAATACCTTTAGCAAGTTTATAGTTCTTCATTAACCTGCGGGCATTTCTACGGATTTGTTTTAATCCATTCCATTCTAACCAGTCAAGGTTCCATGCTGCCCATTCTTCATCCTTGTCCTTAGAGGAAATGAACTGTAAAGGTTGAGTAACACTACCCATCCTATTTTGCTCAACCTTGGCCCCCTTCTTTAACTGTAAAGCATTATATACCTGCATATCTATTATTTAAAGTTCTTAAAAGCTGATCTTTTAAAAACTTGACCATTAATAACTCTAGAACCACCACCCATATGACGGAACGGACTCTTATTTAATTTAAACAAATTATCTGACTTTTGCAAGTTTTTAGAAGCATCATCCATGATAACTCTCTTAGAATAACCTCTATTAGCTTGCTGTATTCTCATAAATGCAACAAGAGCTGCAAACGATACAAGTCTATCCACGTTGACTCCATCAGCATATTCTTGCATTTCTTTAAGTAACATTGGATCTGGAATACGTTCTATTCCATACTTAGTTCTTACAACAGTACCATCTGTTTTGGTTTCTACATCTAGTTCTTCTTTACAGTACTCTATAGTATAACTTAACAAGTGTGCTTTAAACAATGTACCTGTGTTTTTCCAACCATACTCCTGGAATACATTAGCATTAGCACCTAAGTCTTTTAAGAATAATATCTGATTCTTAGGTACAAGATATCTTTGTTTCTTTCTTGATATCATATACTGGATAAACAATGAGATGTTATTCTCAATTACTGTCCAAGCATTATACCATTCTATGATCAACTCTAGTCTCTGGTGTGTTTTATTAATATCATCAAATCTACCACACCATGCCGCTACAATCTTATCTGGTTCTATGTATGTTTCTGTTTCTCCCATAGTTACTTTAGTAACTTCCACAGGAGCTTTCATAATATAAATAGAACAGAGTGATTCTGATGTTGTTGTTTTACCTTCTGACACGGGGTCAATAGAAGCATAGTACTGTCCAAAGGTTGGATCTTTTATTGGTCTTTCCCATACAACAAGTACTCCTGTTTTATCTTCTAACTTCTTAGGTACCGGAAATTCTCTAATTGGTAACTTCTCTGTGCTTCTTACAGCAGCTTTACCAGTTTCATCAGCATAAATATCTAAGTATTCATATGCATATTCCTTCTCTTCAATTCTTCTTTGCTGTGCAGCAACTAAGTGAGTAGGAAATAATGATACTGATCTGTGTGCAAATGCTTCTTTGATGTTTCTTGGGTGCTGAGAAATCCTTAACTGATAATCTTCTGGGTTAAGTTCTTTCTTCCATTGCTCAAATTGTTTATCTAAAGCTATGAGAGCTTCTTCTACAAGAGAGTTACCAAAGTCATCAATATAGGGAGGCATTGACCATTGCTCAGGAATAAACAATCCTGACATGCCAACAGTACCTTTCTCATCAATAAGATTAGTTTCAACTGCATAAATATCTTTTGAAAGTGGATTCAAGATCATGTCTCTTAGTGGTTCACACTGAGACAAGTCACCCACAGATCCTGCTGCAATGAACATACCTGTAGTAACCATACCTGATCTCATGGCTGGGCGCATATACTCATATGTCTGATCCATCTTTGGTGCAATACCTGCCTCCTCATGGAAGAAGTATTTTACCGGACCCCCTACACCATTTGTTGGATCTTTCTCAAATGACATACCTTGTATGGTACCTTTGAGACCAACTTCTGTTTTTCTATCTCCTTTTCTTACCTCAATCTTCTGTTGCCACATCATAACCTTATCTGGAGACATAGGTCTATACCATGCTGTGTGCTCATTTAAGAATGCGGCATATTCCTGTAAGAATTTCCAGGAGCCTTTCTCATTTATATAATCTTTAAGTGATGCACCAATCTTAAGAGTAACCCCTGCTTCAAACCATTGCTGGTTTATAAGTTTACCCATATGGTAATAAGAAGATGCAATCTGACGTTTCTTTAGGATACCTACATGTTTATAGTTTAACTCTGCTAGTAACTCATAAAGAGCCATGTGATACTGTGCATCCCTAATCTTAGCAAATCCAAACTTTTGTAGTTCTTTATCAAAAATTGGTAAGAAGTTTAACCACATGTAATATTCTCTTGCAAGAAACCATGTATTGGTACTATCTTTTAC